GGCGGATCTAGAAAAACAAAAGAATCGGCTGTGACATGCTTCTGTGTCTCTGCAAAGTCTCCAGATAATAAAGTACAGTTTTGTAGAGCTTTGTGCCACTTCATAACATTTTCTTTATCATAAACTTTGTCCTTCTGATTTAGAAGTCCCGCTGGTGTGCCGAACCTGCCATTCGTATTTTTATTTTCTTGCCAAATGCCATTGAAGCCGGTTTTCATAAGAAAATAAAGCACTGCGGCTTCTCGCGTCTTTGACCAGTTTTGATATTCGAAGGCATGCAGATTTCGCAACCTAAAGTAGAAATATCTGCGGCATGGGCGCGCTTCAAAAAGTTTCTTCCAGTCTTTTTCTAATTCTTTCTCTAGTACCTTGTCTGTCTCGCCTTTTGGCAACGGCAGATAAAGTTTTGACATTTCATCCATATATGAAGTGAAGCTTTCAATATCATTTTTGATCGCTTCATATATGGACATGATTCCAGCATTAAGATCATTTACATAGAACTCTGCCTCTGGGTTCTTGTTATATACCCAGATAAACATCGCTCCACCACCCATAAATGGCTCTAAGTAGCGATTATATTTTTCTGGCAATGCACCAACCGCTTGATACTTTTTAAGCATCTTATTCTTGCCACCAGCCCACATAAATAAAGGTTTCATTCAAAAATACCTATTTAGATTTATAATTGTTTTTGCTGGGATTCGAACCCATAACATATACCTATGTTAATCCTAAAAAACACAAAAACAGAAATTGGCACACATTAACCGGTGTGCCAGCGGCTCGCTATGAAAAAGTTTTTAAAGAGGTTACCGCCTTTTCACCTGATAGCACAGGTATAAAGACTAGAACGGAACATCCTTAAGGTCATTGTATGCTTTGTCAATACTATTTCCGGTGTTGCCGTAATGCTGAGTCTCTCGCGACTGATTGCCGGCGTTACTATCGCTCCCCATCTGTTCATCGAGAATAGCATCAATCTCTTCAGGAGTCTTTCGCTCCCAAAGTGTACTGAAATCAGGCATTGTATTTGTAATTGCATGAATCTCATCAGTGTTTTCATGAAGCGGTGAAGTATTACGACTCATCTTGAGAGTGGTCTGAGGGAAAGCACCCGGCTTATTAGGCTTTGTGTAAGTAAGCTTGATGTCTGTACCCGACTCTTGATCGGTAATATCTCCATAATCTGGGTCTAGAATATAACCCAAAAACTGCTCATATGCCTTCTTGCCATAGCCGTAGACCTTGATCCCCTCAGACTCCTTTCCTCTCACAACGATTGGCGAAAAATAGCGAGTGCGAACAAAAAGGCTCTTTGCGAGATTCTTTGTTTCATCATCGTTGCTATCGACTCCATCTCGCCAAAGCGAGCTAGCAAAGTCACAAATCGGGCATCGCTCACCAAAGTTGCGCTTTGGACAAAGTACACCTCCCTTGTGATTTCCGACATTGTAATGGAAAAACATCTCCTTCAGAGGATCTCCATCATTTGCCGGCACAATGCGAATTGTGGTGTCACCCTCATCCGGCTTAAACCAGACAGAGGTACTCGAATCATCCTTTCCGTTATTCCGAAGACGCGCCAGCTTCTTGCGCATCAGTTCCATGTTAATTCCCATTTTAGTTCTCCTGTTAGTTGGGTAAAGTATATCAAGCGATCCTTGATATCTATAATATCACACTTTTTCTACCATGTCAAGTGTTTTCTTGTATTGCGTTTGTGTGGGCAACGCAGAACCCAAAGTCATTTTCTAGTTCAGTTTCATATATTGAATATGATATATTTCGAAAAGCATTTCTTGGCTTTTTCTTAAGAATGCTTACATATTTTTTGTGTAGTGTTCCGTCGCTTTCTAACCTCCCTTTATTGATATTAAGATAATAGCACAAGTCTCGTGAGTTGTCAAGATTAAAAAACCACTTTTCTTCAAGGTTCTCCATATCCAAGGCTCCAAGTGATTTAATCCGGCAAACTTCTGATGGATTTGTTTGGACTCCTAATTCTGGCTCGTTATGCTTGAAATAATTCATATAATGAACCGTCGAAAAAATAGTTTTATTCAAGGTATTGTAATAATTTTTAATTGGCACATTTCCTAATATTTTTTCTATATTCTCATTTGAGATAATCGTCATCGACTTAAAAAGTCCAGAACGAGCATATTGTTGTAAAACCCCAAATGCCGCTCTTTCAACAAGCTTTGGTATACCTGCCAGCAAATCTGTGTCAGGTTTTATATAAAAAATATTAATGTTTTTATTTTTTATTTGTTCTAAAACGCCCAGCGCATAATTTGAACTCATTGACGAGCCAACAATAAAAAATTGTACTTCGTCATCAATGTCTTTAAAAAAGTTTTTTAGATTTGGAACATTTTTTTCGTATTCTTCTGGATCTATGAAATCTTTTAAGACTTTTTTATTTTTACCTCTTTTGATTTTAGAGGCTAGCCGATATACATTGTATTCCGGCGTTGAACTAAATAACTCCGCAATGCTTGAAGCAGCATTACCTAATCCTACAACTGATATCAATTTATACCTCTTTTTTCAACCGTACTTTAGTACCATCACTTGAAATCTTAGTTCTGTGATTTTTATAATCAAAGCCATAGGGCCAAACAGTGTTTTTGTTGTATTTAATGTTTTCCAGATTAGCTCCGGTCAAATCTGCGCTGCCCGATGGACTGTTGGCATAAATACCGATACCTTTCAGTTCTGCATCTCGCAGATCGGCTCCTGACAAATCAGCGTTGGACAAATCAGAGAGTATCAGATTAGCTCCTCGCAGATTAGCTCCTCGCAGATTAGCTCCTCGCAGATTAGTTTTATATAAATCGAAGCTTCCTAAGTTAAAGCCCTGTAGATTAAAACCATGTAGGTCAGCATTTTTCAGATCAGTCTCTGACAGATCAACGCCAACAAGAAAATCTTCCATGCCAACTTGCTTTGATAGATCAAATGCATATTGGTGATCGCCGGATTTAAAAAAATCAATTAAACGATTTTTCATATATTCATCTTCTAAAGATTCTTTAATAATCCGCTTCAATATCGGCTTTGTTAGTTTCATGGTGTGAATCCTTTTGGCCACCTTGTACTTTCATTATATTTTATGTTGTCTAATTTCGCAAACCTCAAGCGAACTCCTGTTAGATTACAGCCTGACAGGTCGGCACCTGACAGATTCGCACCAGATAAATTGGCTCCCCTTAAATTAGCACCGGTTAAATTTGCATTTTTTAAATTGGCAAGAACTAATTTAATTTTTTTTGCATTTGTGTTGGACATATTAACACCTTTTAAATTTCCACCTTTAAAATCGGCGTCCATGAGGGAGGCACCAGACAAATTGGCATTCTGTAAATTAATCGCGCTGCCGATTGTTCTGTTACTTTTCATTCGATTTAACATAGCTCCGGATAGGTTTGCACCAGACAAATCTGTTCTAATTAAAAATGTGCCTCTTAAATCTGCGTCGGTCAAATCTGCACCCCTTAAAGATACCCCGCTAAAAATCGAAAGACTAAAATTTGATTTAGACAAATTCATTAATGACATTTCAGCCCCGCTAAAATCATGATTAACAAACTCGATTCCAGCAAAAAAATTATTCTTTTTTAAGCTTGTAGCTATTGCTTCTGCCTGTGCTCCGTTGCCGGTACTAAAAAGATCATATAATATAGCATCAATTTCTTGATTTGATAGTGATTCTTTAATAATTTGCTTTAATGTTGGTTTTGTTAGCTTCATGGTGTGAACCCTTCAGGCCAAATTGTTTTTTTACTATATTTAATATTTGTCAAATCAGTGTTTCTTAGATCAGCGCCTGTCAGATCAGCGTCTGACAGATTAGCGTCTGACAGATTAGCGTCTTCCAGATCAGCGCCTCTCAGAAAAGCGTATGTCAGATCAGCGCCTGTCAGATCAGCGCCTGTCAGATCAGCGTTATACAGAACAGCGTTATACAGATCAGCGCCTCTCAGGTCAGCGCCTCTCAGGTCAGCGCCTATCATTTCAGCGGACGACAGATTAGCGGCTTTCAAATTAGCGGCTTTCAAATTAGCGCCTTCTATATAAGCGTCTGTCAGAACAGCGCCTTGCAGAACAGCGCCTTGCAGAACAGCGCCTTCCAGATTAGCGCTTTCCAGATTAGCGTTATACAGATTAGCAATTGTCAAATTAGCGCCTTCCAGATTAGCGTCATCCAGGTAGACATGTGACATCTTAGCGCCTCTCAGATTAGCGCCTCTCAGATTAGCGTCTGACAGAACAGCGTCTCTCAGTTCAGCCTCTGACAGATCAGCACCAACAAG